CGGAATATTTGCGACCGCATCATTCACCGCCTGCTGCAGTACATCCGGATCATAATCACGACCATCACGCGGTACCGGAATGGCCCCCACAGCGTCATCCACCATCGCCTGCAGAACCGGACGCACCTCATCCACCGTCACATGCTTCTGTAATACCGCCGACAGGGAAGTCAGTTTCTCTTCAAACGCTTGTGCCTGCGAGGCCATCTTCCCCTCAAATGTGCGCTGTAAATCCGCCAGCACTGTGGAGAATTCTTCTCCCAGTGCACGAATAATGGACAGTTCCCGTTCCGTCATTTTCTCAGTATCCCCCCTGAACATCGCTTTCACCGCATCATGCTCTGTTTCACTGATTGCCTTATTACCGTCAGATGCGCCGTCAGGCAGCTGTGATGAAACTGTTTTCCCGGCAGACGCGAACGGATCCTCACGGGCATCACGACGGGACAGCGCCTCCAGACTGTAGTTCTGCTGCTGAAGATACAGTGCATCACCGCCGGCCAGGGGCGGCAGGTTCTCCCGTTTACGGGCCTCATTGGGCGTGAGAAGCGTATTTTTCACCGCATCCCCCAGCGTTTTCATGCGCCGCTCACTGTCCATTCTCAGCAGCGTGGTGACATCAAATTCTGTACTCTCGTTTTCCCCCGTTTCCAGCGCCTCATCCAGTAACAGTTCAATGGACTCAATCAGCGTCTGCAGGCACTGGGAATAATACTGCTGCTCCAGCGCCTCCACGTTGTCACTGGAAGGCGGTTGTCCCACGCCAATCTTGTAGGCCGGGACACGGAACACCGAACAGACAATTTCAGCGGTCATCTTCAGTTGTTCCACCGTCTGCGCATCCACAGGTGAAAACGTCGTGGGGTTGTATTTTGCCCCGTTGCTCAGAATGGCCGTTTTCCCCGCATTTTCGCCTGTATACCCGCTGTCCCAGTTGCTCTTCAGTTTTTTCGCATTTTCTTCCGTAATACTGCCGGGGATCTCAATCACCCCGGACGGCCTGCCGCCATTTCTGAAAAAAGACGTCGAATTTTCCTGAATATGATGCCCCTGCGTGGCCGCCAGCCCGGCGGCATACACCGGCGGCAATCCTATAAGCGGATGAAAAAAACAGTTAAACCGGTCGTGGATCACTTCCCGGGCAGGCACCGTCACCGCCTCCGTGATCCCGCAGTTCCGGTCCGGCGTGATGCGGTAGAACACCTCGCCGTCATCCGCCACCAGAGGTTCAACCCGGCTCCAGTCCAGAATACGCAGTTCTTTGATCTGCCCCCGGGCATTACGGATTTTCAGCACCACCGTATTGCCATGACGCAGTTTGGCGTTCAGCCACAGTTCAAAAAACTGGATGCGGTTCTGCTGGGCGTTGGGACGACGACAGAGGCGGGCAATATCCCCCCGGCGCGTTTCCCTGCGTATCCCATGCGCATCCGTCTGCATAAGACGCAGCCGCATTTTGGCGATATCCTGGGATATCAGCGAAATACATGCAAACACCGCATGAAAGGAGAGGACGGCTTCAGGATCGGCTTTCACGCCCTGCTGCCAGGCGCCGGAAAAGGGCTCAGCCACCGCCTGAAACAGGCTGGTCCAGCCCGCCTCTCTTACGTCACGTCCTGATTTCTGGTTTTTTCGGGTTCGCCGTAAAAGGTTCCACATTCGCCATGCTCCGCATCACGTTTCTTTTTCTGACCTGCCGGACGTCGCACCGTGATGTACTCCGCCTTTCCCAGGCGAACCAGCACCTCCGCACACGGCTGTGCCACATCACGGATATCCCCGGCCCGGGCATCATGCGTGCCCTGCAGATATCGGATCTTTGCCATAACCTGTTACGGGAGGCGCACGCCTCCCGTCCTCCTTATCAGACTCAGCCGCCGGACGCACTGCCGTAGTTCACTCCGGTGATCACCGCCACCGCCGCAGTACGGCGACGACGCCAGTTGATCCAGCGCTCCGCACGGATGGCCACGCTGCCTGTCTGGAACATGGAAACCAGCTCCACCGGGGACGGCGTGGTACTGTCGCCGGTCGGCTCAGACTGCATTTCCAGTGATGCCTCGCGGGACATATCCACTGCCACGCCGCCGTCATCCGCCAGATAAATATCCGGGGCATTCACCAGCACCAGCTGGTCACCCACGTACTGGGAGACAATCACCGGCAGCCCCTGGAAGGAGCCACCCAGCAGGGTCATGTCCGGGTATTCCTTCTGACCCAGCGCATTTTTACGCATGGACAGTGCCAGGGCATTGGTGCTGGACATCAGCCAGACCGCACCGGTGGGCTGCAGGTTTGCTGCCACAAACTGTCCAAACGCAGCCTCTGCATCCGCATCCGGGTTACCGGTTGATGCCGTGCCCTTCACATCATGGGTGATGGACGCCGGGGAGACATCTGCCACTGCGGCTTTTTTCGGGTCCACAAAGTCTGTATCCAGACGCGCCACCACCGCTTCCGCCAGCGCATTACGGACCAGTGCATCAGCAGCCGGACTGGAAAAACGGATCAATTCTTCCGTCAGTACCGCAATGGCCGACACCTTCGCATGACTGAAGGTGATGGATTCAAAATCAAACTTCGTCAGGGGTTTTGCCTTACCCTCACCCACCCAGCCGGCAGCACCGCCGGACACCTGGGCGTGCACACGGATATTGAATGGCACCTGACGAAGTGCAGGGATCCCGCCCTGACCAAATCGCCCGATAATGGTCTGCGGACGCAGGTAATCAATAAAGTCCTGTGCGTATTCCTGATATTCAGACAGGCTGCCTGCCCACTGCGGATCCGTGGTGGTCCCCGCGCCCACTGCCGATTTCAGGACATGATGCAGACGACTGTCATCCGGATACTGACGACGGGCCACTTCCAGGGCTTCAGATCGGACGCCTTTAGCCGCAGCCAGCGATTTGGCAAAGCGGGCGAAGCCAATCCCCTTATCCAGTTTCTGCTCCACACGGATCACCGGCGCAGAAGCCACCGCGGCCACATTCCCGTTACCGGCCTGTTTCACCGGCTGCGCCGTGGCGGCCTTACCGGCTTCCAGTTCACGCAGGCGCTTCAGGTGCGCATCCACCTGACGGATTTCCGCTGCGGTGTTGTCGTAATGCTCTTCCTCCTCCACATCCAGCGTGCGCCCTTCCTCTGCGGCTTTGGTCATGACCTCCTCAAGGGAGGCTGCCAGCGCTGCACGCTTGTTTTCAAAACTTTTAATCTGTTCGCCAATATTCATTATGGTCTTTTCCTTATGAAAAACGGTTGTTGACTGTGCCGCAGCGCCGGCAGAAGATGCGATTTTCACCACCGGTTTCCGGTTGCCGGACGCGGCAGAAAACGGGCGGTCGTAAGATTTAATGGTCCGGATGGTGCATTCCGCATTCGCGGGCACGGTGACGGCAGACACCTCCATCAGTTCCCAGCGCAGAAAATGCAGTCCGCCTCCGTCCAGAAAGGTGTATTCATGGGGACGGAAGCCCACGGACAGCCCCCTGACCAGCCCGGTCTTAATGGCCGCCCAGACCTCATCCAGCCGGGCAGCCAGTTGCGACGGCATATCCGGTACGGGCTTCACCAGTGTTGCCGTGATTTCCAGCCCTTCGCTGACCCGGCGCACCGTACACTGCCCCACCGGGCGGGAATGGTCATGCTGCCAGAGAAACGGGATCGCACTGCCAAACTCCGCGCCCTCCGGCTCCAGGATGTCACCATCCCGATCCGGAGAAGGCGTTGACGCAATCCCGGTGATCACCCGTTCATCCTCACTGAAGGATTTCACCGTCAGCAGGGAACAGGCCCGTTTAAGAGTCACATCAGCCTCCTGAAAATAAAAAAACCGCCGGAGCGGTTCGTGATGGTTACAGTGTGAACAGGGTTATATGAAAAAAACCGCATATTCTTTCTTTTTCGGTTCCGGGTTAAGGGACATCAGGGAGACCGCATTGAACAGCGCCATCAGCGGGTCAATTTTTCCCCGTCCACTGGCCTGTTTGGTGATAAGAATGGCGTTACCTTTAGGCTCCACCCGGGCATTGCCGACACACCAGGCCATCAGGGGCTGGTCACCATGCACCAGCACCCCTTCAGCCAGTTTGCGCTCGGTGGTTTTAATGGCCCCGCCCAGTTTCCAGCCCTGGCTTATCCCCACCACAATTCCGTCGGGGATCCCGGCTTCCGCCAGTGAATCCAGAATCTGCCCCACCCCTGACGGGTCAATACCGATATGGTCCAGTAACTCAGCCTCATGAATGCGACGCACATATTCCGCCACTTCCGCCGTGTCATCCCCGACACGCCGGACAATGGTCATATCTCCACAGGCAACAAGATCCTGAAACCGGGACGCCTCGCTCTTCCGTCGGACCACCGCGGTTTCATGCGCCCAGGCATGGCCCCAGCCCAGCCATTCGCGGGTCTCCCGGTCACGCCCAATCACATACATCCCCAGCAGATCATCCAGCCCTCCGCCGTCAATCCCCACCGTCACCACATCAGCACGACGCAGGATATCGTCCAGGCTGATACAACGGCCCTGCTCTTCCCAGAAATCAGCCCCCGCCCAGCGGTCAGAGCGCAGGGCAAGACCAATTTCCACATTGGCGTGTTTTGACATGAACCCCCGGAATGTCTCTTCACCGGCTTCCCGGGCTTTACGGTACTCCCGGTACAGAAAGGCCTCATCCACTGAATAGCCGAGATTCGGATTGACCATGGCGAGGTTTTCCATCAGCAGGTTAGTCCCGCTTTCCACCATTTCAGGAGGGTGTTCAAATATCACCGGCAGAAAGTGCGGATCATGAATTTTGCCGTCGCGCACATCCCGGGCGTACTGCAGTTTCTGTCTGAACACCCCGGCGGGCGGTTCATTCGACTGGGTGGTCGTATACACCACAAACCCTTCCGGGCGGGAGGCAAGGCCGCCTATGGCTTCACGTAACATGTCCTCCGCCTTGCACTGCTTGCCAAACAGCCACAACTCATCAATCAGCGTACCCACGGACTTGATACCGGACACCGTATTCGGATCGGCTGCCACCACCTTCAGGGTGGTGTCCGTCACTCGGTGGGTGATGGTCCGGATATGGGTCTGTACCTGGCAGAGGTCATCCAGATCATCGTCACGTCGTACCATATCCCGGGCAGGGTTGAAGGCGTTGGCCGCCACCTCCACAGTCGGGGCCAGAATCGTGTAACCCGCCGCCTGCCGCCAGTTCAGTAACAGTGCAGTCATCATGATCCCCGCGGCCAGCGTGGACTTCGAGTTTTTCTTGGGGATAAGGATAAAAACTTCCTTGATATGGCGTACACCGGTCTGCGCATCGTAGGAGCCAAACAGGGCCGCCACCAGGTCAAACACCCACGGTGCACAGGACTCCCCGAACGTAGGGCTACCAGGTGCATCCACAATCCGCAGTTGTTTAAAAATCGCCAGGGCATGTGCGGCCTCGTCCGGATAAATCGGATCCGGAATAATCGACAGCCCCTTTTTCAGGCGCTCTGCCCAGTCCGGGCAGGCTGTGCTCCATACAGGTATCATCCGTTGCCCTCATTATCGTTATTCACCACCAGTCGGGGGGGCGGTGGCACCGCAAAACGGTTAGCCGCTTTTTTCGCGGCATCACCTTTTGCCGATTTTTTCCCGGTATCCCCTTTTTTATGGTGCGTGAACTGCGCCAGACGCCAGGCCGCATCCAGTGCCAGTTTCGGATCAATGCAGAGGTTTTCCACCAGGATCCGCCCCATGGCTTTCACCGGATCGGGAAGACCATCCTCCATATATTCAATACCAGGAGACATCACCGCGGACGGTGGCATCTCCAGATTGTTTTCGTCCGGCTGTGGTATTGCAGCCGCCTCACGGCGACGGGGTTTATCCTCCTGCTCTGATTTTTTCTGCCGGTAAACAGGAACCTCATCCACCTCCACCGTCTCGCATTGTTTACGGGCTATAAACGCAAGCACCTCAGGATCTTTTGCCAGCTGCGAGCCTTTAACCCTGGCGGTCTTCGCCGAATAACCGGCGGCAATGGCTGACGCTGTTTTGTTTTTCCCGGACATGAGCGCCAGCGCAAATTTTCGTTTTTGCGTTGTCAGCACAGCCTCCTCCCGGGTCCAGAACGCACTCAGCCGGGTATGGTTCAGCCCATTTTTCCCGGCGTCTCATGCCGCAAATGTTAACTGCTGCCTGGTTAACATTTGCTGAAAAAGCCTGTTAACATTTTTTCCGCACAACAAACTGAATAATAAAGATAAAAACCGCAAAAATGCCCGGGCAGCCAGTTAACATGTTAACTGCCCTGAAACGGGAATTTTTTCTCTGCGTGAGAGGGGGCGCGGTGTCCAAAGCGATCGTTTTTTACGCCGGATGATACCCCCCCCGGGTTGGGTTACAGTCCGATGATGTCGTCCTCTCTGCCACTACCTCCGGACACCTCCGGCAGCGTCGGGTCCGGCATACCACTCGCCGCTTCACGAGCAGACTTTTGTCGATGGCATTCGGCACAGAGCGTCCAAAGATTCGTCTCCTCATTACCACCACCGAACTGAAGTGCAATTCGGTGATCGAGTTCACTGTCACAGAGGTCAACCACACGACCACAGATACAGCACTGCCCGGCGTCCCTCAGCCAGATATGACGCTTGAGGGAAACACGTGCACTGCCACTGACACGACGCTGCTCCCCCTTCAGAATATTCACCCGTCGGGTATTCAGTGTTTTGATTCTGCTCTGGAGTGTACGAAGCTCAGCCATGTAAAATCCCCGTCATATGGCAATCAGTAAAGGAAATAAATATGTCATCGAAAAACCGGACCCGCAGAACCACAACCCGCAATATCCGTTTCCCCAATCACATAATTGAACAGATCAACATCGCCCTTGAGCATAAAGGGTCCGGTAACTTTTCAGCGTGGGTTATTGAAGCCTGCAGGAGAAGGCTGGCAACAGATGCAACGCATCTGCGCCCGGCCAGCATGACAAATAACGAGAAATGAACGTTCGGTTTCTTCCACCATCGCACCGGACAGGCGACTATGAGGGGACAACGCCGCGCTCCGTTAACGCGGTAAACCCCGGTGTGTATCGTTTTTGATTATCCCCGCACACTCGCGCAGAGGAGTCTCCCTGTCGGGCTGCGGTCTCTGTTAATGCAGGAATACGGCGACAATACCGCGCATGGATAATAAGGTCGCTCAACACACTGGCTGTAATACCATGCGGCATTTAGCGGCATTCATCGTACACTCCACGGTTAGCTCTTCATTCGTGGCATTCACCTGAAAGGTCCGGGAGTGTAATTGCGTACATTTACCACTGAACGAACCTTCAACAAGAACACGACCACGCTGCAAAATACGGAACGGAATTGTTCCCTGAAAAGGTTCTACGGTTACCCGTAATTTCTTCATGTATCCTCCGGATAATAAAAAGCCAGCTTAGTGCACTGAGTGCGGATATATTCCTGCGCCCCTTCCAGCTGCTTCTGCATTGTCATCAACCGTTCTCTGAGGATGAAATAATCCCGTTCAGCGGTGTCTGCCAGTCGGGGGCCGGTTGCATTATCCACGCTGGAGGTGCCGGTGGCTTCACGCACGGTACCGGGGCAGGTGGCGTTGACCCGCAGGCGCTTACGACCAGCGGCAACATCAGCGCGCAGAGTTTCATTTTCAGCTCTCGCATCGGCTAATTCCTTCGTGTATCTGGCATCAAGCGCAGCGACATCTCGCTGGCGCTGCTGCATGTCAGTAATAGTGGCATTCGCCAGTTTCAGCTCACTGACTTTTTTATCGCGCTGCGCTTTGTAGGTGATGGCGTTATCGCGGTAATGATTCAGCCCCAGACTAAGCACACCACAGGCTACCAGCATGACAATAATCACCACACACAGAACACGGTTCATATCACCACCAACGGATTGCCCAGACCAGAACAGCAATGGCCACAATACGAATGGCAAATGCCATTGCCCGAATAAGTTCAGCACTCATCTTTTTAAAGTTCACGATTTCAGCGCAATGACCAGTTTTGCCAGCCCATACAGCATCGGAGACACAGCAATACCAACAGCCACCCACTTAATAGCAAAAGCCAGCGCTCTGCTGATGTCATCAGTCACTGTCACCCCAGCAGCCCCGACGAAGACAACATCACCCAGGCGAGGGACAGAAAAAGAGCAACCAGCATTAGTGAAAATGAAATACCGACAATCACACACAGGACCTTTGCCGGCGTTATGAGTTTGTCTGACATAGCTACCCCTTAATTGCCACAATTAACTGGGATACTACCCATAAAAAAGGGATGCTCCAGACCAGCAAAAATTTCCAGTTTGGTAATTGACTAATCATGAGTCGCAACTCCCTAATCAGTTTGCTAAAATCAATCAAGGCAGCCTCCCATAGCTTACTGCCATAAAAACAAAACCCCGCTTGCTGCCAACAAACGGGGTTTTTACTTTTATTCACTTAGGTTTTGCCAGTTCACAGGACTTCGTGTTATCCGCCCGCGTTGGCCAACCTCATTTTTCAGCAAAATATTCTGCTTATCTGTCGATTCCCCAGCACGCCAGCGCGCTCTCCTGGTCACGACGGAATACCTGACCGTAACAGTTATTTGAGCGAATACGGCAGTCTCTGCCACCGTCCTTAATCCACCAGCGAATCGCTTCGCATGCTCCCCTGCGATCACCTGCATTAATTCGTCTGTAAAACGTCGACGGGAAACACTTACCGGGACCAATGTTGTACGGACAGAATGACGCGATCCCCGCTTTCTGGGGTTCGGTCAATGGCACTTTGATGTTTTTCTCCACCCATGCCAGCGCCTTATCACGCTCAATGGCGTTAACCCGGTCGCATTTTTCCTTCGACAACTTCATGCCCGGAACGACAGGTTTGCCATCCACCAGGATGGCACCGCGGCAGATGGTCCAGATACCCGCGCCATCACGGTATGCCGTGGTGTGGTTACCTTCCTTTTCATCCAGAAACTGGTCGAGAATGTCAGGCGCAGGCGCACCAGCGGCAATCAGCGCCAGAACGGCAGCCGACAGGCCGTATCTGATTTTTGCGTTCATGGATATTTATCAGGATTTATCGGTTTCTGAGCCCTGGATATGTTTATCAGTTCCAGCCTGTTGCCTCAGGCTGCTAACAGGTCAATACAATCATGAGGATTATTTATGGACAATAACACCATTTCTCTACAGGAGTTGCTCGACAGCATTTCCAGGCTTCGGGAAGACGTGAATACCCTTACCGTCGCCTTCTCATATCTGGCATTCTCAATTCCAAGGGAACAGATGCAATCAACGCTGGCATCAATCCAGTTTGAATCATGCAATCCCAAATGGTCTCAGGAACAACAAGACTCTTTCAGGCGGCTTGCTGTATTACTGGATGAAAAATATGCTGGTAAAATTACCATTTCGGCGGACTCTTCAGAGAACCCGTAATTATTCCCGGTAGTTTTCCTCTGTAGGTTATCAACACATCCTGCGCCTCTAAAATTACGGGGCGCTTTTCCGGCGACTGCTCATCCCCTTCACATAACCCGGCAGCAACATCCAGGAAGACCTGTCTGATGCTCCTTCTGGCTGCTGCCTCATAAAACTCCAGCGCGGCACCTTCAACACGGTCCAGCGAGATGTCCAGGTCAAAAATTTCACCGTCAAAGCGTTTTTTGTCCCGTAACGCTAAAGTTACCGTAACTTTATTCTCAAAATTGCGGATCCCTTTCACAATCAGTTCATAGTTTTGAGTCATTGAATTACTCTCCCCGTGCCGCCTTACGACGGTCCTCTCTGATTTTGAAATACAGGTTAGTCAGATATGTCAGCAGCCCAAACAGCAGACTCCCCAGCACGCCTATTGCCGCCCACTGAGACGGGGAAACCCTGTCCAGCAACTGCAGGAACCAGTAGCCCGTTCCCACCGCTGACGTGGTGTATGACACACCTGTTGTGATTTTTTCCATCTGGTACATACCCCGTCTCCCGTTATCCGGAAGCTGACAACAATAAAAAAAGCCACCAGTTAAGTACTGATGGCTCTGATAACTCATGCAGGCATCTCAGACGACCCACTGACACTACCGGTGAGTTTAACGATACCTTCCATTTGACTGGCTCACTTTTTATGATGATGCCGGTGCATTTATCTCCAGCACCAGACTTTCTATCTCAACGCCATACGTTGCATTTTTGGTAATATCCGTCAGCGTCAGCGCATTCAGCCCCAGTGTCAGACTGT